AAGGTAAGAGACATCTTACTAGAGTATCGAAACAACCTGAAGTGGAGGAAGTAATTAACTGGTAATGCATTGGGAGTATAATAAAGAACCTGACACTGTAAACAGCTTTGGATTTGTCTATAGAATCACACACAAGAAAACAAAGAAGGCATACATAGGATGTAAACAATATTTTATAACACGTAAAAAAAAGAAAGTCGAATCCAACTGGAGGGTTTATACCGGATCTAATAAACATCTTAACGAGGAGATTAAAAGATTGGGTCGTAAACATTTCAGGTTTCAAATTATAGGTGAGTATAAAAACAAAAGAAGTTTAAGATATTATGAATGTTATTTTCAAATGATCTATCATGTATTAACAGCCAAGATGGAGGGAACAGATGAACCTGCTTATTATAATAATTATGTAGGTGGTAAGTTCTATAGACCTGTTCAAGATCCACTTGAAGATTGATCAAGAATTAGAATCATTATATGATGCTGCTCAGAAAGATCCATACAAAAGTCTTTACCTGGCTGTAATTCTACAAGCTATTCTAGATGCTACAAAACCGACAACAAAAAAAGAAGGTAGTGATTTAAAACTACAAAGAGATCAAGCCCATGCGTGGGTCTTCGCTTCGATAGGAGTGACCTGTGAAAACTTTGAAGATACATGCGCTTTGGCTGGAGTGGAGCCGAGGCTGGTGAGAACATTTGCTTTAAACGTAATTAACTCAGGAGATGCCAAGGATGTCAGAAGAAAAATCAACGCACTCTTATAAGAATCTAGGAGACAGAAGCTATTTAAATAAACTAAAAAAGCTCAGTAAGCTCAGAAAGAACGATGGCTCTAGTCCAATGGATTATCAAGTAGGTGGGAACCATTACAAGGATTGTGGTATCCAGCCAGTAGATTATATATTTCAAAACAACCTTGACTATTTTGAAGGGAACGTAGTTAAGTATATAACTCGCCATCGCAAGAAGGCAGAGGGAAGAAAGGATGTAGAGAAAGCCATTCATTATGCACAGATGATACTCGAACTTTACTATAATAAATAGGGGAACTAGATGTTTAAATCAAACCGCAATCCACAATTCCGATCCAAGTTCAGTGAAGATATATTCAATACCAAGTATTCCCATGAGGGGGCAGAAACATTTCACGAACTTGCATGTACCCTGGTTAATGATGTGTGTCAGGACTACCTTCTGAAGGATGACAAGGACGAACTTATAGATCACATATCCAACCTGAGATTCATTCCAGGTGGCCGGTATCTCTACTATGCAGGAAGGGAAAAGAAATTCTTTAACAACTGCTATCTTCTCAAGGCAGAATCAGACACAAGAGAAGACTGGGCCAAACTTTCCTGGGAAGCAGAATCGTGCCTTATGACTGGTGGTGGTATAGGTATAGACTACTCTGCATACAGGCAGGAAGGACAGACCCTGAAAGGTACAGGGGGTATCAGTAGTGGTCCCATACCCAAGATGCAGATGATCAATGAGATAGGTCGCCATGTAATGCAAGGCGGTTCCAGAAGATCAGCCGTCTATGCCAGCCTTAACTGGAAGCACCCAGACATAGACAAGTTTCTTATAGCCAAGAACTGGTTTGACATGCCAGTAGGCAGTACAGGAAAGACACTCTTTGATATCAAGCAGGAAGACTTCAACTTTCCTGCACCTCTGGACATGACAAACATATCAGTTAATTACGATACTGAGTGGTTACTTAACTATTGGGAAAAAGGAGAAATAGGTGATGTTTTCAGGACTAATGTACGTCAGGCTCTTAGAACTGCTGAACCAGGCTTCTCATTCAATTTCTTCGAGAAGGAGAATGAGACATTACGTAACGCTTGCACGGAGGTTACATCTGAAGATGATAGTGATGTCTGTAATCTTGGCAGTCTTAATTTTGCTCGTATTGATGACCTTAACCAGTTGCGGGAAGTTGTCACACTGGCCACCAAGTTTCTATTATGTGGTACTTTAAGAGCGCAGCTACCCTATGAGAAAGTATCCCAGGTCAGGGAAAAGAACAGACGCCTTGGACTTGGACTTATGGGATTACATGAATGGCTCATCCAGCGTGGGGGCAGATACGAAACAACCCCCGAACTACACAGATGGCTCAAGGTCTATGAAGCAGAATCAGACAAGACATCAAGAGACTTTGCTTCATTCCTGTCAGTTTCGAAACCTGCTGCTGTCAGGGCGGTTGCACCAACAGGAACCATTGGAATACTGGGAGGAACATCTACTGGAATTGAACCCATCTTTGCGGTGGCCTACAAAAGAAGGTATCTCAAGAACAGACGGTGGCACTACCAGTATGTAGTGGATAGTGCGGCACAGGAGATGATCGATCTGTATGGTACAAAACCTCAAGAGATTGAGTCGGCTCTGGATCTGTCTTCTGATTATGAACGCAGACTGAGTTTTCAGGCCAACGTCCAGGAATATGTTGACATGTCCATCTCCAGTACAATCAATCTGCCTGCATGGGATACAGAGAACAACAATGAAGACAAGGTAGAAGACTTTGCACAGACACTGGCCAGGTATTCTCACAGGCTCAGAGGCTTTACATGTTTCCCTGATGGGTGCAGGGGTGGTCAACCACTCACGGCAGTACCCTACACTGAAGCTATGGAAAAGCTTGGTGAAGAATTTGAAGATAACATCCAGCCACATGACATCTGTGACATCAGTGGTACCGGAGGTGTGTGTGGTGTTTAAAAAGTTCTTGACAAACAGGCATTTATAGTGTATAATATATGTATGGTGCCAATAATGGGCCATGTAATATCAACTTGCTTAGAAAGGAGAATGATATGAACGTACACGCATCTTTAACCAGTAATCACCCATTCTTTTCCAACTTCTCTAATTGGGCTATCGGACATGATAGACTATTCAGAGAGATGTTGAAGGTGGTTGACACTGTTCCTTACCCAAACTCTGCGACATCGGGGTATCCTCCCCACAATCTTATCAAAGACGAGGTTGGAAAATATCGAGTTGAGTTAGCGGTTGCTGGATTCGATAAGGAAGAGTTAGCAGTAAAAACAGAGGATGGTAAACTTGTCATTAGTGGCAAGAAGAAGACGCAGGTAGACGAGGAGAAGGTTGTTCATAAGGGGATTGCTCACCGATCCTTTGAGAAGGCTTTCCACCTTGCCGATAACGTAGTTATAGATGATCTGTCTCTTGAAAATGGTATGCTCTCCATCAAACTGGAGCAGTTAATCCCAGAAGAAAAGAAACCAAAGTTCTATAACTTGTAAGTAGATTAGGGGGAGTGCGTATGCTCCCCCTTTTAATACTAACACAGGAGATAAAATGAAGAAACAACCCAATACGGTTTACATAGGTTATGATCCTAGAGAAGATGTAGCCTATGAAGTTTTAAAGTTTACGATAGAAAGAATAGCAGTTGACAATGTACGTATTGTCCCTCTTCGTCGTGACGTTGTGGAACGAATGGGAATATATAACAGGAAGTATGACGTTGTTGATGGTCAGTACATAGATCAGATAGATGGGCGTCCATTCTCCAGTGAGTTCAGCTTCACAAGGTTTCTTGTTCCTGCCCTGAATATGTATCAGGGATGGGCATTATACATGGATTGTGACATGTATCTTAGAACAGATATCAATGAACTCTTTGAAGAATATAATATGGATTACTATCCACTCTATTGTATCAAGCATGACTATGCTCCAGGCGATGGTTTGAAAATGGATGGAATGAAACAGGAAAACTATCGAAGAAAGAACTGGTCAAGTCTGATGCTCTGGAACTGTGGACACGATCTTAATAAAAAACTGACAGTATATGATGTCAATCATCAGCCTGGATCTTGGTTGCATGGTTTTGAATGGCTACCCGAAAAAGATTCTGACATCGGAACCATAGACGAAGAATGGAACTGGCTGGATGGTCACTCTGATCCAGAACTGAAAGCAAAGAACGTACATTTCACTACGGGTGGACCCTGGTTTAAGGACTGGCAATGCAAGCGTCCTGTTGATGGGATGTATGCTGCTGAATGGAACGGAGATTACACTTACCTTGCAGGACATGGAAAGATTAAACCTTATGAAGTATAGAATAGTCACATGCTTTGATGAAACAAAGCTTAAACAGAATGCAAACAAACTACTGGAGCAATTTAAAAGTAGCTGGCAACCTAACATAGAGTTCCATTGTTATTATTATAATATGGATATAAAGAATTATTCCTTGCCCAAAGCAAAGAATATAAAGTATCACAACCTTGAATCCATATCTGAATATAAACAGTTTGTAGAAGATAATAAAACACATGATGGTACTGAAGATAAAGCCATAGCCTACACAGAGATGCTTGATGCTCTGGGTGCAGCCCCTAAAGTTTTCTCTGTTAGTGAGTGTGCCTTCAACCATGAGGGTGGTTGGGTTGTTTGGGTGGACCCCCTCTCAATAACTTTAAAGGACATTAGAAAGTCTTCCCTTGATACTATCTTTCCTAATGGGAAAAGTAATACTGACTTTGTTTTTATTCCTGAGAACGATTACTTCATGGGATTTAATATAGGCAGACAGACTCCTGTTGATCTTCTGGGGGATTGGAGAGGCGCTTACATCTCAGGAGAGTTCATGAACTATAGAGAGTGGTCGGGTTCTTTTGTATTAAATAGATTGGCTACTATCTACAATGCTCATGGTATGAACATCACTGAGATAGATAAGATAACATCCCTATTGATAAGCTTGAAAGATAAGGATGTCTATGCCATGAGAGATAATTCAGGCAACAGGATAATTCCTTTGTCGGAAACAGATACATCTCCAGACATATTACCGAATAGATACAAACAGTTAGCTGACATGATCCGCTTCTACAAACCCAAAACAATACTGGAAACTGGAACATGGAACGGTGGCCGTGCCATTGAGATGTGTCTTGCTGCCTTTGAGAACAGCGATGAGGTACACTACATAGGTTATGATCTGTTTGAAGATGCTACAACCCAGACAGATCTGGAAGAGTTTAATGCCAAGCCTCACAACACAGAAGCGGCTGTTGTCAAAAGGCTGGATGAGTTTAAAGAACACATTAAAACAGAAAAGAAAAAAGACTTTACCTATAAACTTCACAAGGGTAATGTGCGTGATACCCTAAAGAGAGAACACTGGCCTATATTTTTAGACGTTGATCTGGCTTTAATGGGGAGTGGCAACAGCATTCAAACAACTAAACATGAATATGAAATGCTAAAAGGTATTCCAATTCTTGTGGCTGATCATTACTTCACCAAGGATGAAGATAACAAGATAGCTGAAGAACATTTCCAGGGGGTTAAGGAAGTCTTTAATAGTGTTGCCACAAAGAAGGTAGATGCACAGGAAACAACAGAGGATGGCTGGACCACCTTTGATGAAGAATCAACCACAAGAAAATACATATTACCTTCGGGAGACAAGGTTGCCGTTGGTGGTCACACACATCTGGCAGTCTTTCTTCACGATCCAAAGCTGGATGATGTTCCTGAAGATCTTAAACGTGTGCCTATAGTAGTACACCCCAGAGATTGTGTACCAAAAGATTATATTAAATCTAACATCCAAGCAAACATGGGTCTTCTAGGTAAGGATAAATGGATACAAAAACATGTTCCTCACAATCAGATGGGCATCATAATTTCTGGTGGTCCTTACCTGGACTATGAGAAACTAAAAGAGTTTATAAAAGAGAATCCCAACAGTAAAGTGCTTGCTGTTAAACACGCCTATCCACATCTTATGGAGCATGGTATATTTCCTTGGGGTTGTATTGTTCTTGATCCTCGTCCCATAACAGGGAAGAGTACACATAATATTGTACGAAAGGATTTGTTTGAAAACCTGCACTCCGATACAAATTTCTTCATAGCATCCATGACTGATCCTACAGTAACTAATTTTCTAAAGGATAAGGACGCAAGGATGTGGGGATGGCATGCCTTTACCGATTCACTAAGATCAGACGAACAGAAAGGACAGGCAATACAAAATCAACAGGTAGTTCTCAACGAAGAGTTGGGTATCCCTAAAGGTGCTACACTAATTACAGGTGGTACGTGTGCAGCCATGCGAAGCATAGGCATGTTACATACAATGGGCTTTAGGGATATACATCTCTTTGGTTTTGATTGCTGCCGCGATGAACCAACTGATGAGGAGAAGACAGAGACAACAGGCGATATAGATGGGGGTGAAACACCCAAGCCAAAGTACATTGAAGTAAGTGTGAAGGACAAGTCATACTGGACTACAGGTGAACTTCTGGCAATGGCACAGGATTGTGAGAAGATCTTCAGTGATCCTGGTCTTGATGGAGTTCTAACCTATCATGGAGAAAATACAATGGTAGCTGATCTATGGAGAATAAAACAACAACAGGAGCAGCGTAAAGCTTTTGATGGATATTACGATGATTGAGGTAGATCCTCAAGCCAGTAGGCACAACCCTTCCATAAAATATATTTCATACTTAAAAGAATATGAAGAGTTTCATCTTATGGGTAAGGGGATGTTCAATGGTAGAAGTCTTCTTAAATTTGTGGAGATAATAAAAGAATATCTTTTCCGTAATAAATGCAGGAGCATACTGGATTATGGTAGTGGAAAGGGACATCTTTATACAGACACTTTCAAAGACATAACAGAAGAGATTGACAGACCTCTCCCTGAGTATTGGGATCTTGACAGTTATGAACTGTTTGATCCAGCCTATGAGGAACACTCAAAGCTACCTGTCCACAAGAAGGATGCTGTAATCTGTACTGATGTTCTGGAACACATACCACAGACAGATCTGGGATGGGTTGTCGATGAAATCTTTTCGTATGCAAAAAAGATGGTCTTTCTAAATGTAGCTTGCTTTGAAGCTATGAAGACGTTTAAAGATGGTACGAATGTACACGTATCTGTCTTTAGCCCTGACGATTGGTTACAGTTTCTTGCACACAGAAGCAGACAGTTTCCCAGATTAGTTATATATGTTTTTGCTGACACAGTAGATGCAAAGACA